GTTTAGTTGCGTAATGGGTTTTATTTGGTCACTTTACTTTTGGTTTAATTAATGTCTAATTTTGGACAATTTATATCCAATTCGGTTGTACCACCAGAGGTGGACACATTTGAATTACTTGGGTATACGCCAACAGCCCGTCAAAAAGCATTCCACGAAGCCTCAAGAGAACGTCTTGATGCAATACTTTATGGTGGTGCTGCCGGTGGTGGAAAATCCTGTGCATTTGTTATGGATGCAATTTGGAATGCTGCCAATTTCCCCGGAATGAAAATTGGTTGTTTCCGTCGTACATACAATGAGTTAGAAGAATCATTTCTTGCTGAACTCGCAAAAAGGCAATATGGTGCCCCCGTTGGTGCTAAATGGAACTCAACACAAAAAGTTTTGAAGTTCCCCAACGGTTCAATTATCAATTTTTCTTATGCCGAAAACCTTCAAGATGCCTCTCGTATCTTGGGTGGTGAATACCAGGCATTTTACATTGACGAAGCCTCTCTTATGATGCCTGCTGTTATTCAGCACATTGAAGAACGTCTTCGTTCAGGTAACAAACTTGTTCCCGTTATCGGACTCCGCCTAGCAACAAACCCAGGCGGAATAGGTCACAAATACTTAAAAGACCGTTTTGTAAATCCAACCAAGCGTGGCAAAATTCGTCACACTGAAAAAATTGAAGGAACAAAACTTTCTAGAACCGTTGCATTTATACCTGCAAAGGCTACAGATAACCCTCACATTAACGAAGGTTATGATGCGGTTCTTAATTCAATTCCCGACCCCCAGCGTCGAGCCGCAATGCGTGACGGTGACTGGGATGCAATGGTCGGGCAGTTCTTTGAACAATGGCAGTATTCAAAACACGTTGTCCGTTCATTTCCCATTCCTAAAGAATGGCCAAGATACGCTGGCATTGACTATGGATTTCGCGACCCTTTTGCGGTCGTTTGGGCAGCGGTTGATAACGATAGCCGAATGTGGGTTTATCGTGAAATATGTTCGAGTGGACACAATGCCGACGAACAAGCACAAATTATTCTTGAAACCGAAAAAGCATCAAACGAAAAAGAAGTAGTTCGCATTGCCGACCCCTCAATGTGGGGAAGTCGCGGAACTCCACTTTCTATTGCAGATATATATGGCCTTGAAGGTTGCGGCATTTCGCCCGCAAACAATGACCGCATAAACGGTTGGTCAAGAGTTCATCAATATTTGAATGATGGCCCAGCATGCGAAATTCACAAATTAGAGGGTAAAAAACTTTGCCCAATGCTTCATGTTTTTGAAGACATGTGCCCGCAATTTATTGAACAAATTCCAGCACTTCCAAGAAGCGCAGCAAAACCAGATGATTCTGAAACAAGAAACGTTGACGACCACATTGCTGACGCACTAAGATACCTTTGCATGTACGCTGGAGCACATGCAAGACCAATACTTTATGACGAGGGCCCAATCTTTAAAACAAGTGTTCCAGATACAATGGTCATTGTTGAAGAACCAAGTCAATCAGAACCGTTACTTCAACCAAACTTTGGAGGGTTGTTTGTTGGCGACCTTGGGCTTAGTCCCTTTAACTAAAGAAAGATAACCGAGATGGCTATATCATCTTTTAGAAAAGGGCTTGAAGAAGCGTCATTGAACTACGAAGGAATTATTGAGGCACGCCCAAAAAGTGGTCCAAAACGAGCCGGTTATGCAACCGGAGTTCCAATTGGTGGTTCAAATGAAACCAATCCAGGTTCAAACGTTACTGCAGGTACTCTTGACCGACCTACGTTCATGCAGCAATTGCTGCAAGCATACTTGGCATGCCCATGGTCTTCTGCCTCTATTGACACAATTGCCAGAACAGCAACTGCTGGTGGTCTAGAAGTCAATTACGAAGGTGGCGTTACCGGGGAAAAAATAGCACCAGAAGCACCAGAAGAAGTAAAAAAAATTCAACAACTACTTAAGTACGTTAACCCCAAAGACGACATTCGCCAATTAATGCGTTCGGTTATTACTGACCTTCTTATTTTTGGTGACTCATTTACAGAAGTCGTTTGGGTTATGGGGGAGCCGGTCGCTCTCTATCCTTTGGACCCAACAACAATCACAGTTATATCTGATGAACATGGTGTCATTAAAGGATATCATCAAAAAACTCCAACAAATCGTGAAGCACACTTTAAGTCAAACGAAGTTATTCACGTTAAATTTGATTCACCTGGCGACACTCTTTACGGTGTAAGCCCAACGCAGAAAAACATTCTGCCTATCACTTCTTGGCTGTTTACTGCTGCTCTCATTAAAGAAACAATGAAGCGCGGTGACCCACTGCGTGCTCACGTTGACTGGCCTATGGCTCTTCCGGAATCGGAAATGAAAAGACTTCAACAACAGTACGCAATTAGAAACCTTGGCGCACGCAATATCGGTAACCTCTTTGAAACAAAGGGTGGTGCCATTGTGCATGAAATGGGTACAAACCAGATTAATAACTGGCTCAACACCCTTCAACAGCGCCGCGATGAAATCTTGTCTGGGTATGGTGTACCACCTTCAAAGGTTGGTGTCATCGAAGCCGGTAACCTTGGGGGAGGAACCGGCACCCAGCAGGACAAAACTTTCCGCGTCAATACCGTTGGACCAATCCAAGAAATTGTTCTTGAAAAGTTTTCATTTGCCCTTCTTTACCAGGCATATGGAGTAACTGATTGGATTCTAAAGTTTGGCGTAGTGGACTGGCGAGACGACGAAGTTATCGAAATGATTCGAGACCAACGCATCCGCAATGGTTCATGGACACTTAACAAGGCACGTGCCGACATCGGCGAACCAGCCGTTGATGGTGGAGATGACCCAATTCTTGTTGACCGTCAAAACATGGTTCTATGGTCAGACCTTAATGCTCTGTCTAAAGCAAATCTTGCTGCAGTACAAGCAACGACTGTTGGTGTGAGCGCGCAAACAAAAAACGCACCAGTTCCACCAAACACATCGCCTAACCCCAATGTGACAAAATCTTCAAAAACGGTTCGCACTAAAACAACAAAAAAAACTCAAGCAACCCCAGCAATGGGTGCACCACAAGCACCAAAAGGAACCGAATCTATATCGGAGTCTTTAGAAGATGAGTAATGAAGAAGCAAATGCTTACACCGAAGGTGGAATCATTGATGCAGACACTTTTCCACAAGCAGACCAAACAAAACCTATTTTTAAATTTATTTTTTATAAAGGAATGACGGCCTCTAAAGCCGCCGCATTGGTTTCTAAAGAAGTCGGCTAATGGGTAATTATTTGGGTCGTGCGGGCGCTTATGCCTTGCACAAAAAGTATCCATCTGGCTCACAAACACCGTCTCAATTAGCCGCTGAAAGAGCAAACCTTCAGATTGCTCGAATGAGACGTGGTCAATTTAAACACACCAAGGCTGCTCAATATAGAGGAATTCAAAAAAAGACTCTAAAAAGCCGAGAATCTGGTGCTGCTATACGTGCATTTAATATGCGAGATATTGCTTTTTTAAAAGCAAGACCACTTGGAACAAGGGTTATACGTTACAGAGCAAAAGCCAAAATGCCAAAACCAACGGTTCGTGGTATAAACAAAAAATTTAGAGCAAGTTTAAGCCCCGCAAGTTACATGGGTAGAACCCATTGGGGCGGCAGTAGAAAACACAAGATGAGAAAACGTTTGTTTAAACGTTCTTATCGAGCAAAACAAGTCAAAAGATGGAGAGTACGGGGACACCGTTACACTCCAAGGTAAGAATTAAATTATGGCAGAAGGTTTTTCACCACCACAACAAGTTAGAGCAAATGCAGCACGTTCATTAGAACTGCGCAGGAAACACAATCGTGGCATGACCGCCGTAGGCGTTGCTCGTGCACGAGACCTTTCTAACGGTAAAAACATATCTGCCGACACCATTAAAAGAATGCACTCATATTTTGCTCGTCACGAAGTTGACAAGAAGGGCAAAGATTGGGCAAACCAATCAAATCCATCTGCTGGTTACATTGCATGGCTTGGTTGGGGCGGAGACGCTGGGCGTTCTTGGGTTAATGGAATTATAAAAAAATTAGACGCTAAAGAATCTCAGGAGAATCCAAACATGGCTTCAACAAAAGCAGCCACTATTCGTGGTGTATTTCTAAAGCCCGGCCTTTCAAAAAACCGTCGTCTTTACACACGCGGTAACATTGCAAAAGCCGTAGAGCGCATGCAAGGCCAGATTCAATCTGGTGAAGGAATGCCATTAAACATGGCTACCAGCCACGCAGCGGCTTTTCAAGACGACGCAACTTCAACAGTTGGTCGTATTACCAACGTAAAAATTCTTGCCGATGGCTCTGCTATGTTTGAAGCAGAAATTGCAAATACTGCTCACGGGCGTGATGTTGCAAACCTTGCCGCAGGAAAGTTTATTAAAGGCGTTTCTATTCGTGGTGAATGGCGTGGCAATCCAGAAACGATTGTACACACCGATGGTCAAGAAGCAACAACTGCTGACGACCTTGCAATTCACGGTATTGACTTCACTAACAGCCCTGGCGTTGAAGGTGCAGAAATTCAATACGCTGCTCTTGCAGAATCACACAACAAACTTGCAATTTTTGAATCAGTAGAAACTGTAGAAGTTGTTTCACGCGATGAGGAAATGGTTGCTTACGAAGCCGCTGATGTAATTCGCGATGCTGTAGAAACAGCCGTTGAGGATGCAGTTAACTCAATCTTTGAAAAAGACGCATCTAAGCCTTATGGCGATGTTGCCTACGCTGACCCTGGATATCAAAAGGATAAGCAAAAGCGTTATCCTATTAATGGTGCCGGTCACGTTCGTGCTGCTTGGTCATACATCAACCAAGACAAGAACGCCAAACTTTACACCGCTGCTCAACTAGCGCGTATTAAATCACGCATTAAGTCTGCGGCAAAGAAATATGGTGTAAACATTGTTAGCGAACAAGAACAACTTGCTGCTGATTTTCAAGAAATTCTAGAGGCTTACGCTTCTATTTCTCTCGTTAATGACTATGACACAATTAATGTCACTGGTCAAACAAACGACCCTCACAAACTAAGGATTGTTGCTAATCGTATTGCTTTTGGTGCCATTGCTGCTATGCACGCAATTGACCCAGATGACGATGGCGACATTTACCTATCTAAGCCTGACTGGTCACAGGTAGATGCAACCGGCGATGCTGGTGGCATGGGACCAGAGGATGAATCTATGACAGACGACAACAACATGGAATGCGAACACTGTGGCGCTCCCGGTTGCCCAGCAGATGCACAATTCTGCCCCAGTTGCGGAGAAGCAGTTTCTGCTCCAGCAATGACGGCAAAAGAGTGCTCTGAGTGCGGAACCGAATGTCACGAAGACGCAATTCACTGTCACATGTGTGGAGCGCCCTTGCCAACGTCAATGACGGCAAATGCGCTCGGCTGTAGCAATTGTGGAGAAACAACTCCACAAGACGCTATGTATTGCCCCACTTGTGGGGACCCCGTACCACAGGCAGAGTCAAGCGACAATGCCCCAACTGAAGAAAAGGAGACAGAAGTGTCCGACGAAAACACAACTGAAGAAACTCCGGCTGAAGAGGCAACGCTTGAAACCGCTGCTATCCGTACGCTGAGTGACGCAGACCTATCTGCCCTTGCAGCAATGATTATTTCTGCACAGGCACCTAAGGAATCTGATGAAACAGTTGCAGACACTGAAGTAGCACCAGAAGCAGAGGCTGAAGCCCCTGCCGAAGAAGTTGCTGCTGAAGAAGTTGCTACTGAAGAATCAACTATTGAAACACAGGAGAACATTGTGTCAGAAAACCTATTTACAGCCGACCAAGTTGCTGCAATGATTGCGGAGGCCGCCACTAAGGCTGCTACCGAAGCCGTTGCTGCTGCAAAGAAGAATGCTGTCGAGTCTTACCGTGGTGGAAACACCTTCCGTAAGGGACTCGTCAACACTTCTACCGGAAACGACGCCTCTGACTTGTCAGAGTCGGAGGAACTGGACCCACGTCAACTTGCAGAGATGAACTCTTCTGCATTTCGTAAGGTTCAGAATGAAGTATG